TAACTAAATTGTATATGTCTGGCACTATCCGCAGCTGGCTTCATTACGTTGATTTACGTGGTAGCCACGGTACTCAGAAAGAGCACATGTCAATTGCACGTTCTGTTGGTGAAATACTTGATACAGAACTTCCTACTATTGCTCGCGCAATGTGGGGATGAAGCCTAAGATGAAGACTGGAAAAACATACAGTCATAATGAACTTTATTGCCGCAACTATTGAACTACGATCCTTTATCTCTGATCCGATCAGCGCTTATGGGCTTGACTATTGTGGTGCTGATGCTGTTGTGCCCGCTGGCAGTGGTGCTTCAGAGGTCAAACTACGAATCCTTTGTTACAACCGAGAAGGATCCAAGCTATCCCTCTATAAAAATTGGAAAGAAGGTACCCGAGCATTGATCACAGGNAACCTTGTCTTCTCTGATGATGTAAGCAAGCCCNTGGATCTTATTGTCACAACTATCGAACCATCAATTCCAGACAATGTGTATTGCAACCAAGTTGTTCTTGGTAATGCATTCTTCGCATCAAATGAAATTAAAGAACGTAAGAATAATCAGGTTGCAGTCAAGATTGGTACAACACTAGATAACTCAGACATTGTTACATGGCTATTTCTCGAAACACATGAATCACGTAAGAAAAAACTTACAGATCGAATCCGTAGTGGACGCCCTATCTGCGTTCAAGGCTACCTCCGCGAATATCGCAAAGAAGGTGGTGACAGTCCTTATCGAGCTATCGTCGCTTCAGATTTTACTACTCGAAAAGATAAAGAGCGAACTCAACGGAATCCACAAACGAACGGTTCAGCGGCGGGTTACTCAGAGGTGGATCCGACGCCGGACTATTGATCGAAGCAAGCACCTCAAGTCAGGNTTACCTGGCTGGGATGCACCGGTTTATAAATAGCGTTTAGGCATTTGGAGTGGGTCCACCCATCATCCCAAAATGTCCGAACGCTTTTTCAGCACCCAATGCTTTCTCTAATTCTGGTGTCAATCCAAATGTTGACATACCAGTTTTNTGNATGTTTGCTAACGATGGATANTTATCTCCAAGCAGCATTCCTGCAATTCCACCTGACATATCAGTGCCTGTTAAGCCGGGGATAACACCTTGAGACATGTCTTTACCAGTAATTGCACCAAGCAATCCACCCTTCAAAGCATCTGCAAATCGCATCATTAATTATCTCACATTTACCAATTGTACTAACTATATTTAAAAGGTCGATAATTACTACATATGACCCTACAAGTATTGCCTCCTGAACTTCTTGAGGCACCTAAAGACAGAATTGAAACTAAAGAACCACAACCATACTGGAAACCAAGTTCACTTAAAGATAGTGAGAGCGAAGAGTTTCGTCTCCTCGGATGCTATGAAACTGGTCACGCAATCATGGGATGGCAGTATGCATCCGAAGCAAAAGGCCCAGACGGGGAACTTAAATTCAACGGCTACGTTGTTTCTAGGACTCATCCTGGTAGCCCTGCTGATATTGCCCGCGAAACAGATTGGTCTAAACCCGACCGTCCAAAAATTGATGGCTCCTACGTCAAGCCACGTAGGTTTTTAGCCTGGGTTGCTACGAGTGCTTCGCGAAGTCGTTTAGAGGTACTATTCATTGAACAAAAATCCCTTAGAGATCAACTCACAGAAATTCTTCAAGAAGCTGAAGATTACACTTGGACGGAAGACGGGCTTGCTAATTTTTCAATCAAGATTACTCGCAAGGGAGCCGGTCTGGAAACTTCATACAGCATTCTTCCGAAGGTCCGTAANGTCCCAGATAAAATTGTTTCAACTTGGGAAAAAGAAAAAGAAACCATTTGGCTTCCTAATTTTTTTGAAGGCAAAGATCCTTTCGAAGGCAAGCAAGTGGAGTCTAAAGGTCTTCCAGCTGGTGGAACCGACAAACGCGGAGCCTACGTAAAACCTAATACAAAAACTAAAGCGTCAGTTACAGAGACTGAAGCAGAATTCTAATTACTAATTAATAATGACTAATTCAAATTTACAGAATTTGCCTCCTGAAATGCAAGCTCGACTTGCCGATATCCTTACACAAGCAAATGCTACAACTACTGGGGCTACTGGGAATATGCCTCCTAACGTACAGCCTACTCCGACTAATCCACGGCCTCCTTCCTTAATGGATCACGTGGTTGCACTTCGACAAGAAGTTAATCAATTGTCTCAGCAAACCTATGCAACTGGTCAAGTTGTTGAAGCAGTGGGTCAAGCTGTAGGAGAGTTATACCAACTCTTTCAAACGCAAACCGGCACTACAGATTACAGCACAAATTATCAAACGCAACAAGGTGTAGATGGTGACTTCTGATCTTCCATACAGAATCCAAACTTCCGCCGGACATAGAAAGTATCTATGCTCCGGCATTTATATGCCGAGTGTAACTACTGTTCTCTCGGCTACTGAAAGCGAAAAGTCCAAAGCTGGTCTTAGGAACTGGCAAAAGAATAATCCGGGTGCGCTAGAGGCAGCATCAACTCGCGGCTCGGCTATTCACCTTGGATGTGAGAACTACCTCCGTGGATTAGACCCTGCGATTCCTGAAGATTATTTAGATTTTTGGAATGGTATGTCGACATACCTTGATTGGTTTGATACAATTCATTGGTCGGAGCGTCCTTTGCGTCCTGACTGGAATCACTTAAGAAGTGAAGATAGAGAAGTCGCATTTGTTTGGAGTACGGAGCATAAATATGCAGGTTGTCCTGACCTCATTGGTGAAATCGGCGGAGTACGAATTATTGCTGACTTTAAAACTAGCAATGCTCCTTACTGCGCTTCTTTTCCTGATCGTGGAGATCGAATTGGATTCGGTGGTTACCGAAAATATACGAAGTGTGCGCAGCAAATGGCCGCGTACCGATACGCATTGAACGAGCGTACTGGTTTCCTGTGTGATGCTGCTTTGATCATTGTTTCTACACCAGAAATAACTCAAGGCATCTTCATTGATGGAGATCAGCTTGCTTTACACGAATCACGTTTCTTGAAACGTTGTCAACAATTCCATGAAATAGATAATGAAACTACGGATTGCAGTACACAAGAGTTGCAAAAACAAGCAGAGTAAACCTGCTCGCGATTGGCAAAATATTTTAGAAGATCTTGATTGGTTGCTTGGTTGGGTACAAAACGGATATGGCTGGTGTGCAACTCACTTCCAAGCCAGACACAGAAAAGCTGACAATTCAGCTGGNTCCAACATGGTCGTCATCGACTTTGATGGTGACACTACCCTTGCTCGCTTCTGGTCAACCGATACAGCAAGACACTGGTGTGCAGCTACCTATACATCAGCTAGTCATTCAGAGACAGAGCACAGGTTCCGAGCCCTTTTCCCTCTAGGCAAAGAGCTGAACTCCACTGCTGAACACAAGGGTGCCTATTGGCTGATCGTGAATCGATTACTTGCAGAGCTAGAGCTCAATGAGCTTGCTGATAACTGTGGGCAAAAACCTGAGCGTCTGTGGTTTGGGAATACAAAAGCAGAGATAAACAAAAACAATGAGTATGAACCAGTTCCTGAATTTCTTCTCAATGATATTGCCTATGAAGAATCTTCCAACTTTATCTCAGCTGACGTAACCGAGATAGACATTAAACGTGCACAGTGGCTTCTAGAAAGCTTCTTAGTGCCTTCTGACGATGGTGAGTATGAAACATACTATGTACCTGTCATGGCAGCTTGTGCAGGCATTGGTCAGCCTGTATTTGATTCATGGGTTGAGTGGGTTCTAAAAGGACACCATGGTGAAAAACGTGAAAATATACAGCCATTTAAATGGAGAGGTCTTGGTACTTACTCTGGTCCAACTACACTGTATTCACTTGCTAAAAAGCAAGATGCAGATTGGGCACATAAGCTTCCATCACACCTAAGATTTGGTGCTGTCGGAGCAGCTGCAGGTTATACAGAGTTTGATCCAGTACCAGATATTGATCAAATTCTAGAATCACACATACAACAAAAAGGTAATAAAACATCTATGAGTAATCTTGACGACAATATTGTTCCTGAGCCTTTACCAGATTCAGATCAAGTCAAAAAAAGAGGACGTCCTAAAAAGACTGATGATGATCTAGCTAAACAACGTGAGTCAGATGTNCAAAAAGTAAAAGAAATTCTTTCTAACTTACGTAAGAATGAACTGACCGGAGCAATTGAATACACACAANATGGTGGAGAAGTTGTCTTCCTCCAAGGTCAAGACTTAGATCTTATGACTACTAAGCTTGCTTGCGAGAATGGTGTATTNATTCCTGAGCAACGTATTAAATCAGCTATTCAATATGCAGCCAGTAGGAATCGCTACTGTCCTATCAGGTCATATCTAGATCACTGCTCATCAAATGTTGAACCTTTTGATGGCTGGGACAATATTGGTGAAACCTTCTTAGGTAACTCTAATCCGTTAGCCACTATGACTATGCAACGGATGATGATCGGTGCTGTAGCTAGAGCATACGATCCAGGTTGCACCATGTCTTGGCTACCAATCTTAGTTGGTCCACAAGGTGCAGGTAAATCAATGTTTGCTCGAAGCCTTGTACCCCAAACTCTATTCTCAGAAATTACCACTCCTCTAGATACTTTGATGAGGGAGCAGTATCGACTGCATGTTGCGTGGCTTCTAGAGTTGCCTGAAATTGACAATTACTTTAACTCAAGGAATATTGAAAACTTTAAAAATCTAGTAACTACTCGTGTTGATGAAGTCCGTTATCCCTATGCTTCGCTACCTAGCAAGCTTCCTAGGCGCTTTGTGTTTATTGGTACTACTAATCGTAACCAGTTTCTGGTTGATAGTACCGGTAACCGTAGATTTGTCCCTCTTGAGTTAGGACCAGGCTTCCAAATTCCTTGGAAAGAACTGTGTAACTTGAGGGATAGTTTGTGGGCTTCTGCTGTATCTGCATATCGAAACAATGAAGGATATGAGTTTACAAGTGGTGAGATTGCACATATATTTGAGTACATCCAAGAGTTCGGTGATCCCGATCCTTGGCTTGATAAGATTGCATCCTATGTTGCAATCAGAGAAGAAGTCAGAACTGCTGATGTTCTTACCAATGCTCTAGAACTTGACCCTCGTAATCAAGGTCGTAAAGAGAGCAGACGAGTAGCAGATGTTCTTCAATCAATGGGTTGGAGAAGACTTGTTACAAGCAGAAAAGATCCCAATGGGAGATCCAAGTCTGTACGTATTTGGCAACGACCTAAGAATGATCCTCTAAATGAAGATCACATTCTTAATGACTTCTAATTACACTTTAAATAAGTAAATTTATATTATTCAGATACAATGAAAGCTAAAGATATCAAGATTGGGCAACGTGTTTCTGTGTCTCCTATTGACCGAATCGCCCTAATCGTAGGCCATCCCGAGTACTACACGCCTCGTGCACAGTTAGTACGAATTAAGTACGAAAATAGCACTCGCTATGAGCACAAGATTAATCATCAACTCACTTTGCTTCCTACACAGGAACAGTACCCAGCTCATGGTGGGTTACATGTAAAACCCGAGGGTACTTTTTAATGCCTGAATCCCAGCCAAGTAAAAAGGTTGGTGGCCATACTTATGGACGCCGTAATCTTATTCTCTCTAATACAGCAGAAGAGGGTGCCCTCTGTCTTTACAGCGGTCACTCGATAGGCAGGTTTAGTTCTAGCTCTATGCGCTATGACAGCCATCAAGCCTGCGTGCGCTGCGTAGCTGCTGCAAGAGAAGGGCGTATGTCCTTCAACATCGATCGGCTACTAAAGAAAGAACGTAAGCGTGCACTTAAGTTTTGGTCAAAGGTAGACATTGCCCAACCTGATGAATGTTGGGAATGGCAAGGCTATAAAGGCAATGGCAATGGCATGCCTCAATTTCCGTGGAGGCGGCCAGGCATCAGTACCAGTACNCAACACCATCCACAGCGTGTTGCTATGTGGTTTACGTGGGGAGATCTTGGCTACACTGGGGTTAAATCTACGTGCGGCAATAAGTACTGCTGTAATCCTTTTCACCTTATACCCCAGAAAATTGGGGTCTTTGTTGACTGTGATTCTTATCTAGAAAGTTTTGAGCTTGCNTGCGAGTTACATACTCTCAAGCAACAAATTGCTGAGTACAACCTTGAGCAAGCTGTCAAAGAACAAGAGAAACTTATCTCTCAACAGGAATTAGAAGACAGATCAAATCTACTTTTTGAGCCTGACACCAACTTCTCAGATAGATTCCAAGCTGTTGTAGAAGATATGCTCAGTGGCCGTCATCCTAGCCAATCATTTACATCACCCAAGAAACGTGCTGTAGATGATGAAGATGAAAACTCCACGGAAAATTTTTAATTAACCTATCCTTAGTAAAGAGTCATTTTAATATGTCTAGACGTAGTGATCTACTTCAGCGGCTAATTTCATCAGAGAAATTTGGCAAAGAGAAAGAACAAGAGCAGCAGTTCCTTATGGCTACTGCTGAGTTGATTCTTTCAGATCTTATTAATATCGCACTTACGGGTGTAGAAAAAAGAGGGACTGGCTCATTAGTCATCAATCTTTTAAATGATTCCACAACGTTCATGTGGCCTGAATCTATTGAGTTTGATCTTAAGACAGCAGAGCGAGAAGAAGACAAGGAAATTGTTGACTTCCTTCGTGACCTGCTAGAAGAGATTGAAAACAATGACTGGTCCACAAATGTCTTAATAACATTAATTAGTGATGCTGGAACAAGAACATTTGCAGTCGAAGCAGGTAGGTGCCAAGAAAGCTTTAGAGCGCTCGCAGAAGAATTTATCGGATAAGCTTGCTGCCAAAGGATTAAAGCTCCCCCTATATCCCACACCACAGATCATTGATCGTGCACGTGCTGTTATGGGAAGTATTGACTTTGATCCAACCTCAGATCCCGTCCAACAAGTTTTAGTTGATGCAACCTCAGTTCCAAATATTGAAGTCAATCCACTTCAAGAGCACTGGCATGGAAATGTTTGGGTAGCACCTAAAGGTGCAGTTAGAGACTGCCGAATCTGGCTGAACAAAACTATTAGCGAATACCGCAATGGATATATCAATAGCTTTGTACTCTTTAGCAGTGCTTCCGAGCTCCTCCGTGCAGCTCCACTTCTTTGGGATTATCCAATTTGTATCCCATTCAAAAGAGTTAAACAACTTCGTGCAACTTCTACAGGGTTTGAAGCTGTATCTCCATCGACCTGGAACTTGATTGTATATGGCCCTCCAATTCATCAAGCATTAACTGACATTGATAAAGTCTCACTGTTTTATGACAGCTTTAGAGATATCGGTCGTGTTATTTACAGTGAATATGCAGGGGATAATTGGAAGAAAGACCTTGAATATTACGAAGAAAATAAGGGTAATATCTGATGTCTAAGCACATTGCTCCCGATTGCTTGTACACCCTACCTTCTGCTGATAAGGTTCATCCCTGTCGATTGATTGTTAAAGATGGTACTTTAATGTGGAAGCATGCGCTTTTATTTGAAGATGAGTTTGTTTGCTTGCCTAAATCAGAAGCACACGAGAGACACATAATAAAAACTGCTCAGCGCCTAGAGGAACTGAACAGTTGGGTTTCTCAAGGATTAGAGCCTTGGAACTCTTTACAAATTAAAGGTTGGTATCAGCCTTTCGTATCCGAACTATCTGAAGGTATTGCTGCTTATTTCGTACATAGCACTCATGACCTTTCAACAATGTTTACTGACTTATCGCCACACATTCAAGATCATGAGACTCTAGAACTACGTAAGAATTATCTATTCTTCCAACGTTGTTGACACTAAGGCCGCTTATCTGCGGCTTTAATAGTTTAACGAATCAACTAAACGATTGAGATACCATTGTGCTTTCTCTGCATCTTCTTTACCATTTGATTTGTACCACAGACGCAGCAAATATTTCAGTACTTGTGCCTGAAGAAACCCTTGCTTAGTGCTAGGTGCAGCCTCGATTGCGTCTTCAATTACTTCAATAGCTTCGATCCGGCCAGCTGTGTAATGAGCAGGGCTATTGACCATATCTGTAGTCACTTCTTTCTCTCCGTATTCCCAGATCTTATCATTTGTAAATTTAAGGGTTGGGAAGAAACTCTCTTCTGAAAAATTACCTTTGACTGTGCTCATTGTTTGTCTCGCATATTGATTGCTCACTACTTAATATAGATACTAGAATCAAATACTGTGGATATGCCAAGCCCTAAAGGTGACCCGACTTACATCAAAAATAAAGAACGATTCTTTATAGATGTAGCCTTAACTATTAGTAAAGCATCTACACATCCCAAATGCCCTGGCGGATGTATTATTGTGCGAGATAGAGAGATTATAGGAGATGGTAGAAGCTTAGTTACAGACAGCATGGTGGAGATTGACTGCATATCATATGCAATTGCAGCTGCCGCTAAAGCAGGGACTCCTGCAATCGGAGCTGTAATTTATTCAACTCGATACCCGTTTTCGACATCTATATTTCANGCACANATGATGGGAATCAAAAAGATTGTTCTCCTGGCTCATGACTGGGAGCCATATTACAAAGAAGAGTTCAGACGTTCTGCACGTCTTGCTCGCGAATTAAACATGGCAATTGAGCCTGTGTTTTTAGACAAAGACCCAAGATTTACCAAGAATACAAATGACCGAGATATTGACGAAACTCTCTACCCGGAAGCAAACCCGTTTGCGCCAGATAAATATGATCCAGACAATGCAACACATACCTTCGATGACAACACAACTACTCTTTGACCTTGAATCAACTGGACTACTCCGACGTGGATCTACTCTCCACTGCATGGTTATGCGTGATGCTGTCGACAGCAGTACTCATATCTTTGATCATCAGCCTGACCGTTCCATCATCCAAGGAGTAAAGAAACTAGAAGGTGCCGATCTACTTATCGGGCACAATATTATTGGATTTGATATTCCATTACTGAAAGAACAGTTCCCTGACTTTGATCCCAAAGGTCAAGTCATGGACACACTTGTGTTGAGCAGACTTTTCTACCCACACATCGAAGATCGTGACTACGAACGTCGTCCCAATGGTATGCCACAACGTATGTATGGCAGACACTCACTCGAAGCTTGGGGATATCGACTGAAGTGCTTCAAAGGTGACTTTGGTAAGCACGATGGCAACTGGGCTGTCTATACACCTGAAATGTTGGATTACTGCATCCAAGACACCGAGGTCACCCTCAAACTATGGCAACTTATGCAACGGAGAATCAAAGACTATGCCTGATAAAAACGCACCATTGACTTCAGAAGAAATTACTGAAGCAGCTGACATCTTTTTCCCACTATTTTATATTGTTCATAAACGTATGCCAGAGTGGGCAACGACTGAAGATACATTGAAAGTTATGGAAAATGTAGCCAAGTTAGCTCAAAAAGAAAGATCTAAAAAACGAGAAGAAGCTACCAAACTGAAGTTCGGTTTTAACAACACACTTAATACTGAAGAGGATACTAATGAAAGTGATTGATTGCGTTGCACTTGAAATGCGCATGGCATCCATCATGGCTCAGCAAGAGGCAAGTGGTTTTCGCTTTGATCTACAAGCTGCTGAACGTGTGCGTGCTGAGTTTGAACAGGAGATGAAAGATCTCCAAGATAAGATAGCTAAACGTTTTATTTATGTTCCCGGAAAGGTGTATACACCTAAGCGTGCAAATAAAACTAAAGGNTATAGCGCTGGTGCGCCTATGACCAAGCTGCTTGATTTTAATCCTACGAGCCGTCAACACATTGCATGGGCTTTGCAGAACTTCAGCAGTGCTCGCTTTACGAAAGTCACTGACACAGGTAAGCCAAAGGTTGATGAAGCTGCACTATCCGAGCTACGTGACCGGGCACTGCAGCAAGGCAACACCAAGCTGCATGAGGAGTGTGAGATGTTTATTCGTCTTTTAACTCTTCAGAAGTGGATGGGACAACTGTCTGAGGGTTCGAACTCCTGGTTCAACACTATTGCTGATGACGGCTGTATTCATCACAGCTGCTCACTTGCGACAATCAGCGGTAGAAATGCGCATCGATCTCCAAATTTGGGCCAGGTTGTATCTGCACCTTGGGCACGTCAGTTATTCATTCCTCACCCTGGCATGGTGATGGTAGGAGCTGATTTAGAAGGACTCGAACTTCGGGCACTTGGGCACTACCTCGCAGTCTTCGATGAAGGAGCTTTTGCTGATGTTGTTATCAACGGTGATATTCATACTCAGAATGCAGAGCGCGTTGGTTGCACAAGATCTGAGGTAAAGTCCCTGGTCTATGGGTTTATTTATGGAGCCGGTGATGTCAAGTTGGGTCACATTTTACATCCAGAGTTGAGTGATGCTCAGAAGAAATCACTTGGTACTGAGCTACGTCGTAAGTTCCTTGATGCTATCCCAGGTCTTGAACCATTAGTCAATGCTGTCAAAGCTAAAGTTCGTAGTGCTGGACAACTAAAAGCACTAGACGGTCGTCCTATCTTTTGTCGAGCAGAACATAGTTCATTGAACTTTTTGCTGCAGTCATGTGGTGCGATTTTGAGCAAGAGATGGTGTGTCATTGGACAAGATTTGTTAGATGAAGCAGGTCTTGTCTATGACCATGACTACACCCGCTGTGCATACGTGCACGATGAAGTTCAACTTTCAGTTATTCCTACAGAAGTAGACAGGGTTAAATCCCTGCTTGTAGAAGCAGCACCTATGGCAGGCAAGTATTACAACTTCCGTGTTCCGATTACTGCTGCTGCAGACAACGGCGATAACTGGGCTGCAACTCACTAAAATATATTTAGTTATTAATATAATTATGGATACAGATACCAAGCTCATGCTCAGTAAATGTGCTGAGCTGTGCGAAAAAGTTTACTCAGAAGAACTTGATTACATTGTTGATGAAAGCATTCCTGGTTACCAGATATTTGCTATTGAAGGCACTAAAGAGAAGATTGATTGGTTTACCAATATTAAATTCTTATTCCGCTCAAATGGTATGCATCGTGGGTTCAAAGCAAACGCTGAACGCACAATGGTTCGAGCTATTGCAAATGGATATGAACTCAATGATGACAAGAAGCTAGTCCTTACGGGCCACTCTTTAGGAGGTGCATCTGCTGTATGCCTTGCAGACCTACTTAAAGAGCGCTTCCCAGACCTAACCATTGTCACGTTTGGTGCGCCACGTCCAGGCAACCGCTGCCTACGTGAGCGTCTTACAGGCTTTGAGCATTACCGTTACCGGCATGGTGATGACATTGTTCCTCTTACTCCTCCATGGCTTACAGGTTACGTGCATACAGCCCCTGTAATCATGCTGGAAGATGCCAATGATCGTTTACTTGATCGGATCCAAGATCACAACATTGGTTCTTATCGTATTCAACTTAATAAGTATCTGCTTTCTGTCTGATTGATACAATCGCAATATGGAAGAACTTCATATTGCTGCTGAGTTTGATGAGCGTGCAATACGTGCGCTCCATTGTGCTGTGTCTATGACACTAGAGAAATGGACAGGGCAAGGTAAGGTAGATCAAGAAGAACTGTTTATGCTAAAGCATTTT